ACTATATCACGTATTGGTGTAAGTACTTACGCGTCTATCCCTAACAAGTTATCACAGGGGAGGCCAATACAAGTATGGGTAGAACGTTTACGTGATGCTCCCCGTATAAACGTATGGCCTATCCCTGATTCTAATGATTATACTTTTGTGTATTGGAGGATGAGACGTATAGAAGACGCAGGAAGCGGTGTAGAAACAGCAGATATGAATTTTAGGTTTTATCCTGCTCTTGTAGCTGGTTTAGCTTATCATATAGCTTTAAAAGTTCCTGGGGCCTATGAGAGAATACCTGTACTAAAACAAATGTATGATGAACAATATAACTTAGCAGCAGGTGAAGATAGAGAGAAAACCTCTGAACATTTTGTACCACGAGTGAATAGGATATAATATGCCAGGTAGACAAGCACAATTATTAGCTTTAGCAGAAGAAGGTGATGAATCAGCAATAAATGATTTATTTAAAGAGTTTCCTAGTCTATACAAAAAAATGTATGGGGGAAAAGAAGGAAAAGCTAAAGGCGGCAAAGTAGGAATGCGAAAAGGTGGATTAGCTAGGAGAAAAAGAAAATGAAAAAAATAAACCAATCAACCCAACCAGGTTTAGCTGCTTTAAAAAAAGAAAGTCCTGAAACTGTAAATAAAATGGGATACATGAAAAAAGGCGGTAAAGTAGGAATGCGAAAAGGTGGATTAGCTAGGAGAAAAAGGAAGTGACAGCATTTGCGTCTTCAAAAAATGCTTTAGGAATCTGCGATGTATGTGGGTTTCAATATAAATTACGTGAGCTTAGAAGCTTAACCGTAAGAGGGCGTGTTGTTAATACTTTAGCTTGCCCTGAATGCTGGAATGAAGATCACCCACAAAACGAACTAGGTAAATACCCTGTACGTGATCCTCAAGCATTACAAGACCCTAGACCTGATTCTGCAGAAATAAAACCTAGCAGAGGTTTACAATGGGGGTGGAACCCTGTTGGCTATGGGGGAGATTTTTATGATTTGACCCCAAACAATCTAGTAGCTAAGACAGCTGTTGGAACAATAACAATTGAAATAACTTAGGAGATTATTATTATGAGAAAGATGGCAAAAGGAATGCGCGGTGGCGGAAAAATGGCTAAAGGATACCGTTTAGGTGGAAAAATGGCTAAAGGTAGCCGTGCTGGAGGAAAAAAGAAGAAAACAACAAAGAAGAGATAGATGTCATATTTAATTAGCAATATCCCTTATTTTAAATGTTGGGTTCGGAGGGAGTTCACTTGTAATCATATGCGATACCATGGGGAATACCTCCATGGTTTGGCTATTGCCGTTAATACTATTCCAGATAGGTGTCTTAGCTTTCAAGTTGTTTTTACTGGTTGTGAAGCCGAAGGAGAACCTGAAGATACCATACATGGTGGAGCTATGTGGGCAAGAATGCCTATAACAGCGTTAGTTGCAGACATTCCTCTTGAAGAATGGCCTACCCCAATGGAAACACATTTAGTTCAGCCTTGGGACTGTAGTTCTCGTCATCACTCTATTGTTAACATGGAGAGAGTAAGTTCTTCTCCTTGGATGTGTAAAATCAACGGTGATTTCTACCAAGGTAAGTATTTATTTACAGTGGACTACACAGATAGTCATATTGGAGATGATCCTGCACAACACAAACAAAGTCATGTTATACAACTAACAGACGCAGGAGAATGGACAGGAAATATTGTAGCTTTACCTAATAACAGGGTTAGAGCAACCAGCCCTGCAATGTGGCAAACGGGAGAAGGACCACCTGACTTTAAACCAAGTCAACATATTCATTCAGCTGAAATACATGATAGTTATTTAGACCCTAAAATAACTTTTAATAATTTATATGTAGGTGAGGAAACTAAGAAGTGAACTACACAGACTTAAAAGCTAATATACAAGATATAGTTGAAAGCACTTTTACAGATGCTCAACTTGCGTTGTTTGTTCAACAAGCTGAACAGAAGATTTATAATTTTGTAAATATACCAGCGTTAAGAAAAAATGTTACAGGAACATTAACAAATGGTAATAAGTATTTAGCTTTGCCAACTGATTTTTTATATAGCTATAGTTTAGCTGTTGTAGATACTAACGGGGTTTATAATTTTCTTTTACAAAAAGATGTTAATTTTATGAGAGAAGCTTATCCTAACCCCGCCACTACAGGGTTTCCTAAACACTATGCTTATTTTGATAAAGATTTCATAATCTTAGGCCCGACTCCTAATGGTAATCATACTACAGAGTTTCACTATGGGTATTACCCACCATCTATAGTAACTGCAGGTACAACTTGGCTAGGAACTGATTTTGATTCTGCGTTACTCAATGGATCTCTCATGGAAGCTGCTAGATTTATGAAAGCTGAACAAGATGTTGTAGCTATGTACGAAAAAGAATACTTACAGGCTATCGCCTTGTTAAAACAATTAGATGGAAAGTTAAAACAAGATTTTTATAGGGCTGGAGAACCAAAGAAAGAGGTAAAGTAGATGTTTGAAATGAAAATGGATGTACCTTCGGTTGAAGTTATGACAACAAATAATAGGGGCTTTTCCCCTGAAGAAGTAGCTCAAGAGTGTATGAAAAAAGTTATTTATATTTCGGATAATACTGATCCAAATATAAGAGATCAGGCGAGAGCATTTTCTAATCAGATAGAAAAAGTAATTGTACAATATATGAAAGAAGCTATTAATAGTGATAGAACTACTGTATATAATGCAATTATGGATGCGGGACATCCAGAGTTAGCCAAATTGATAAGGAGATTATAAAATGGCGTTTGACGGAAATAATTACATGTGCACTTCTTTTAAAAAAGAACTTTTAGAAGCTGTACATAACTTTAAACTTTCAGGTGGTAGTGCTTTTCAAATTGCTTTGTATACAAATAGTGCTGCAGGAAATAACGGGTTTGGCGGAACTAGTACTGATATGGATGAAACCATAACAAATTATTCTGCTAATAACGAAGTTGCCAATGGTAATGGGTACACCACAAAAGGAGAACCTCTTACTAGAATTGATCCTACAACTGGGCAAGCAGCGGGAGGTAGCCCAGCTACTACAGCTTATACCTCTTTCCAAAGTAGTTCTGCTGTATGGCAGTCTTCAACTATTACAGCTAGAGGAGCTCTTATATTTAACGATACCGCAAGTAATGATGCTGCAGTGATAGTATTAGATTTTGGTAGTGATAAGTCTTCTAGTTCTGGTGATTTTAAAGTTGTATTCCCTACCGCAGCTGCAGGAAGTGCTATAATAAGGATTGCTTAATGTCTAAACTAGGTAACAGAATCAAAGTTGGTGTTTCTGCTATACCTGGTGGTGCACAAGGTACTCTTACTTTAGGTAACCCCGAAGATGGTTTCTTTGACTTTACAGAAGGTGGTATATTAGATCAAAACACTGTTAGATATGTTATTGAAGAAGGTAATGATTTTGAGATAGGAATCGGAAAATTTACAGCTTCAGGAACTACTCTATCAAGAGATACTGTAGAACAAAGTTTAATAAGTGGTTCAGCAGGAACTACAAAAATTAACGCATCAACTAATTCTGTTGTATTTGTAACAGCTACTTCAAGAAACTTTTCTTACCAAACAGCTATGACTTTGATATATGGGGTATAAAGATGACTTACAAAGTATCAGTTACTGTAGATATAGATGATGAAGATAAACTAGGAGAGGCAGCTGTAGCTAAATTAAAAGCAGGTGGAAAGTCTGATTCTGAAGCAAAAGAAATGGTATATGATGGTGATCTTGTACAACCGCTTAAAGCTTTACCTGTCATGACAGACTATTGGGCAGGATGGGCAGGGTGTACAATAAATAAAACAGAAATAGAGGATATATAAATGCCAGTAAATATAGCAGCTGCAACTTCGATTGTAGGAAAAACAAAAGTATTTCAAATGAATACTACTTCTTTAGATGAAGCATTAGATAACCAATCTGCAACAGAATTAGTTAAAATAAATAGCGTTGTTATTACTAATCTTGCTAATGCTGATGCTGATGTTTCAGGGACTATATCAGACGCAAGTGGAGGATCAGATGTAATAATTGCTCATTTAATTACAGTACCTGCAAAAACTAATTTAGTCCTTATTTCAGCAGATATGAGAATTTACTTAGAAGAAAATAAAGCTATTAATTTACAAGCATCAGTTGCTAATCGGTTAGGTTATTGTATAAGCTATGAGGTTATATCATAGATGAGTCAAGGTTATAGGCTTAATGGTGGGGTAATTGGTTTTACTAACTCTTGGGAAAGCGATAAGCCAGGTGTTTGGGATGTTAAAGCTCCTTATTTAAATCTTAATACACCTCCAGTTCCTGCTGGGGAATATTTATACACTACCACAGGTAATCATACCTTTACAGTACCAGCTAACGTAACAAGTATTTGTGTACTAGTTATTGGTGGTGGTGGAGGTGGTATGTATTGGGGTGGTAGTACTGTCGCATCTTATAGAATGAATGGTGGAGGAGGAGGTGGGTTAACTTATAAAAATAATATCAATGTTACTCCTGGTACTTACTATTCTGTAGCTGTTGGTGCTGGGGGGGTTAGAGGAGGTTACTCTTCAGGTAGTACAGCAGGTGGTACTAGTTCCTTTCAAGGGGGAGGGATTAATTTACAAGCAACGGGGGGTAATCCTGGAAGATACAATAATACAATTTATGGTGGTTCAGGTTCTGGGGGGGATAGTAACCG